GCGGCGTTCAAATATAGGCCATGGCCCGCATCGCCACCTTTGCCGTTCGTGAACCCGCATGATCGGAATGTGGCCGCCTCGCACGAACTACCCACCGTAAACACCGCGCCGTTGGTCGCCGCAAGCGAGCCGCCGTCGAATGCTACGCCGAATACGCTGAAGTTGGCCGCGGTCAGGCTAATCCAGCCGCCCCCCGAGCCAGCGTTCGTGCGTAGCAAATTGGTCATTCCCGGCACGCCCAAAAGCGCCGATGACTGAGCTATCGTCAATGTCCCCGCAATGGCATAAATCCTGCCGTCCAGGCGAATCGGGCGTCCACTTGCAAACGCCGCCACAAATGCTGCCGTATCGTCCGTAACGCCATCACCAACGGCGCCAAAGCTCTCAACCGTTATGGCGTCACTGAATAGCGCACTTAGAATCCTAGGGCCCACGCCGCCCAAAGGAGTTGCCACGTAGCCCGTTGCATCAAGTCCTGGAATCGAAGATAGGCCAGCGGCAAACGTAGCGTAGGATATCGCGGCATTCTGGCCTCCTTGCGCAACAGCAACCAAATCGCCGGCGCTCGGCACCCCGCCCGCATTCAAGCCGGCAATCTCAAACGCTGCCGGTGCGCTGAGCGTCGCATTCGCCAGCGTCAGATTCGCCCCAATGGTAATTGCCTCCGGGCTGCCGCTGCCGGCGCTGACGCGGCCGAGGATCGTTCCCTGTGCCACTGACAATGCCGGCTGCACGCCTGAAAGCAATTGTGCGCGGGTCGCTTTGCGGGCAGTATCGGACTGCGAAACAGGCAGCTCATCGCTATCGCTGACCGACGTCGCGACCGGCAGTTCATCTATTGTTGGCATGCATGCCGCCTGTCAGGACGTGGTGATGGGGCTGTCGGTCTGCGTGGTGATCGGTGCACCGGTCTGGTCCGTGATGGCATTGGGAATGATTGGCTGCACGGCGAGCGTTACGACAGGCAAAATGACCGTTCGCGCAAGTACCCGTCCGCCATTGGTGCCAATCGTAATCGTTACGGCGTAGCTCGTGCCAGGAAAGCCGGCAGTCAGCCAAAGTATCGCTTGGCTGCCATCAGCGCTAGATGATTGTAGCGCCAAATCACCCGGATTATCAGGAATGATCTGAACGTCCAACGTGGCGATAGCGTCTCCTTCGTTGCCGGCGAGTGCTTCCGCCACATCCAGCACATAATCCAACGTTTCGGTCGGATCCTTGGCGGGCCACGCCAATGGCGTGGCGCAAGTCAGAAAGGTCCCACGCGGAATACCGCCGAACCCTTCCACGCACACGGTCCGCGCCGTCGAGGGGATCCAGGAGTAGGTCGCCGCTGTCGCCATGTGTTATGTCCTAGCGCAGGCCTAATTCGATATCGTGATGTGCGGCAGACCGTGCTTGGCGCGGCCAAATGGCGCGACGATCTACCACTCAACCAACACGAGGCCCGGACCGCCTTGCCCTCCGAGGCCACTGCCGATACCGCCCCCACCACCGCACCCCGGCAGGCTCGCTGCAAAACCGTCCGTCAGGCTAGTCGAAGCGGCGACGGCGGCTTCAGCGCCCGCGCCCCCATGGGCCGCGCCGCCACGTCCGCTTACCCAGTTTGCTCCGGCCAGAAAAGCGCTGCCGCCAGCTTGCCCGTTGGCCGTCCAGCCGGTGCCTGCGCCACTGCCTCCTGGTGTCCCGCCAGCCCCCCCAATGCCAACCCCGCCGATACCACCGCCTTGTCCGCCGGTAGCTGAAGCCAGGCTGCCAAAACTCGAATTTCCACCTGCTGTTCCAGAACCAGCCCCGCCGCCACCGGCCGCAATCGCAATAACCTGTCCGGCCGTTACGTTATAAAACCCCTCTGAATATCCGCCGCCGCCGCCGCCGCCGCCAGCGCCGCTAAATCCTGCCCCACCAGCGCCACCGCCGCCCCATATTCGCAGTTTTACCGTGCTCACACCCAGCGGCACCGTCCAATTTCCCTGGCTGGCCGGCGTGAACACCGCCAGTTTGCTCGTCCCTGGGCGCAGCGACGGCAGCTTATACGGCATGAATGGCGCACCGGGCAGGGTAATGATATTAGCCGCCGAAATCTCAGCCTGGCCGGTTTGTATCGTAATTAGGTACAATCCCGCCCAGCCTGCGTCTACGTTTGGCGCCGTCTGTGTGCCGACGGAGCCTGGCACGCCGGCTTTCAATTGAAACTGCACACGCTGCAACCGTTGAGTGTTCTGCGGCGTCCCGCTATTATTCGGTCCACTATAGGGAATACTCGGGTTGGCCGCATCGTAATATGGCAATACAACCGGCGCCGCATCCGTCTCCAGGAGACTCGCTTCGATTAGGTAGTCCACGGCCTGCCCGGACCCCGTGGGCGCTGTCAACGTGAAAGTCGCTCCTTCAAGGTTTATCCCCATACGCAGCAATGGATCTGTCGTGTCGGCGGGCAAAGACCCAAAAGCAGTCGTGTCCACAACGCCAAACTGCGTAATACTGCCTGGGCCTACCGAGACAGATAAAGACTCGGGCGCTGTCGGTGAACAGAGCAACCCGTCCGCCACAATTCCCGTGCCAAGGGCTGCTTGTGCCAGATATCCAATAGCCACCATAGCGCCGCGCTCAAGGTTTAGAATATCGGTATCAAGCGGGATGCTGCCCGGGTAAACGATCTGGCGATCCACGATACGTTCCTTTCGCTATTCTATCTATCGCGCGCGGCCCAGCGTCAGCGCGGCGCGCAACCCGCAGGCAATAAACTCACTTGGCCCAATCGAAAATTCAGCCGCGCAGTCAGCTCGAAATACGGCACCACGCGATTGTTGAAGCCGGCAATAGCGGCGGCACGGCGGCCCACAGATCTGTGTCGGTGGGTCCATCGGCTTGCATAGCCAAGCTGCCGTATACCGGGATCCCACCGCTGCCGTAGCCGGCCAAAGTAGCGATTCCGGCTTCCTGCGGCCGGTAAACTGTCAGAAAAAACTGATAGGGCAAATTAAGGTTGCCCCACCCGCCTGCGACGCAATAACCGCAGCCGCCAATCGTGTACCCGCCAGTATCACTCGTGCAGGCAGGTTCAAAGAAAGTTGGCGTTCGGCCGGTCAACTCGGTCAATGCCAGTCCAATCGCGGCTCGTGTTGCACGGCTGCACAGCAAGGCCCGCTCAACCCGGATACGGTAGTCACCATCGGCTTCACTGGCCCACCGCAACAGGCTGGTGCCGAAAAAGTCCGCCGCAAAACTGTCAATAAACGATCCGCTGGCCGTTATAAGCCGTGATTGCTGCTTCACAGCCTGGATCAGCGTATAGACGCTTGCCATGGCTGTTCCAAGCCCGATTAGCGCCGCATTCAATACCGGCGTTGTGTCGCCGAACCAATTGCGCGGCAAAACCTGGCGCATGCGCCTGGCCATATCGGCGGCATCGCCAAACATCAGCTCACCGTCACTGACTGGGCAATGATAACCGCGTTTGCGCTGGCTACCAAATCTGCTGCGCTACCATTGATCAGTGTGCTCGTCACGCTTACCACGCGTGCATCCGCGCCATGCGCAAGGGCGTCAATCTTCGAAATCGCAAGCGTGCCGCCGATGGGAAGGCCAGCAATCCAAGCTAAGACGGCGGCCTGCACCTTGGCCGTCACTGCCAAATGTGTAGCCGGTGTCAATGTCTCAATGGTAACCGTTACACAAGCGCCATAGACAGCCGGCCCCATCACGCTAAATGTCGCTCCAATGGGCCGAACGGCGTTCACCGCGCTTTGCACTTCGCTCAATAATGAGTTGCTCGGGGTGCCCGTGCCGTCGTCTGCAAATACGCAAAAGTTTCCTGGTTGAAAATTGCCCAGGGTGTTCTGATTCTCAAGCACGATGTACCGTGAAACTTGCAGAATACTGGATGCGGCTTCCTCAATAGCGCCAATGGTGGCGAGTGACCGGCTATTGATATAGAGCTGAAATCGAGACCGGACCCGGGCATCCGACTCTGCGGCCAGTCCGCCACTCAGGGGTTGCGAGTTCGTTACCGTATCAATACCCGGAATCGGCGCGCCCAAAAGCCCGATCGCACCAGCCACAATATTGCCCGCCGCTCCAATTGCCGCTGCCTCTACCGGCACGGTCACACTGGCAAGCGTGGCGGCAAGCGCATAGTAGCCGGCGCTGCTCCACGCCGCGTTGGTCGGATCCGCGGTTACCGCGAAGCTCTGCGTTCCATCCGCAGTCAAAACAACCGTGCCAACGGGAATGGCCGTCGCCACGCCCGGCGTGTATCGAGCAAAGGTCACGCTACCGACCGCCAGGGCGCCAGGTATGCGCGTGAATGAAAAATCTGCCATCCAACTATCGAGGTCCGGCCCCTGACTCGTGGCCGCACGTGTAGCCGACAATACCTGCAAGATTAACCATTGCAACCAGAGTCCAACCGCCGCACACGCCTCCAGCAGCGCCCGAAGCACACTGCCAATCGACAGATCCAGTAACTGCGTGGCCGCGCCCTGCAAGCCCGCAGCCATCTGTTCCAGCATGGCTGAAAATGTGATGACAGGTAATTGCATTCAGGCGCTCATTGAAAATGATACGGATTGACTTTGGCCCGACGCTGCGTCGGCATATTGAATACCGACAACAACGTTGCCGTCCGGTGCGTCGTCGGCCGTCACCGCCGGCGGCGGTAGCCTAGCTACACACGTTTCTTTCGCCATTTGAGCATAGATCACGCCAGCAATGGCTTGCGATGATTTGGTCTGGCCGACAAATTGGCCAAGCCCAGCGCCGTACGAGGGTTGCCAAACGTAGTCGGTTGGATTGGTCAACAGCCGCCGCAATAAACGCTGTTGGCCAAGCTCAGTGGTGTTGGCCAATAAAACATCCCCGGTCGCGCCGATGGTCAAATCTCCGCGCCAAACAAGAGCCGCATCCCACATTTGCTGACCCCTCAATCCGTTGGCACGGGCGTCGTCGTACTCGGCGGATGAACATGGGCATTGTAATGCCCGCGCAACGCGGCAAGCGTGCCGTGACCATCGGACACATCGCCGGTGGCACAAAAATTGCCGTGATGCGTCCAGATCGCGGAATTACTTTCCAGCGATCCGTCGTTATGCAGTTTTAGGTAACTGCCGCTCGCGTGCACCAGCCAAAGCTCACCTGCCGGGGCGGCAGGAGGCGGCGCGGCCTGTGTCCACAGCCGGGCCAGCACAATACCCTGCTGTGCATCGCCCTCTTGCCAGAGCACCACAACCTGATCACCCGGTGAGGGCGGGCACGCCAACCCCCATCCGTTACCAATCCAGGCACTGGCGATGGGTAGCCATCCAGATAGTACTCCTTCCGGCTGTACCGCCACCCGCGCCGTATAACTCGACGGATCCACTGATGTGACAGTGGCCAGACGCGGCTGCGCCCAACCCTGATCCAACTGCGCCGCTTGCGACTTTATCTGGTTCAGGAAGTGATCCATGGCAAACTCCTCGCCACCACGGTCTGCGTAAATCCCCGCTCAAAGCAAATGCGCCGGTCTATTTCCATAATCTGATAATTGCCGTCAAAATCGGTGCCGGTTTGTGAAACACATACGATGTCCCGCGCCAACAATCCAAGTTCGCCGGGCATCTCGCACTCCA